CCCTCTGCATTTTCGTATTGATACTTACGTGTTTCTTCTAATTCTTTTATTAAATTAGGAATTCTAGCATTTCCAACTAGATCTGCAGGCACTGCTTCGGTTGTCATTTCTTCTGTGGTTAACACAACCTTTCCACCTTTATTGCTTTGTTCTGTCCCATCTCTTGCTGCTTCAAATGGACTATTTTTTGGAGTAACCTTAATACATGATAAATTAATACCTGCACGTTCTGCAATCAAAGTTCTAACTTGTTCGTCGTTGCATGGATAATGAAAGGTGGCATCCATTAAATGAACTTCAACTGGGCCAAGACCAGGAAAATCTGGACTTTCCTGAATTGGCAGACGCTTGGGTTTAGTAATAGAATCTAGTTTATAAGCCTCTAAAACTGTTTTGATTTTACCTAGTAGATCATCCGGCAATTCACAGGCTAATCTAATTCTAAAATCAAACGTCTTATGGCTTTCTGTTAGGTAAGCTTTAAACGATTTCATTTTAATTCCTATTATAGAATATTTATTCAAAATATTGAATTATTGTCTTGGTTTGTTTAATATCTGCGCCAGTAACGTATTACGATCCAATACCATACCTTCGCCGTCAACTGCTGTATTTGGACCTGCACCATCCTGTTTGATAGTATGATCTAATCTCATTTTTTTAAGTTGTAGATCAACCATTCGCAATTTCTTATCTAGTTTTGCCTGTTTAGCAGTAATAGCATGACCTAGTAGTACTCCAGCAGTCTGAAATACTTGTCCACTAAATCTTGCCTCCATATTCATTCCTAGATCCATTAGATCATTGAATCTATCTTTAGCAAGAGTGGCCAATTCATCCATCTCCTGATCACTGGCATCTAACTCCTTGACCATTGGTAATGCAGCATCGATCTTATCGATTGTACTGTCGATATCCCTAAATATGGTTTCGTTTTCTTTGAAAGTTTCTGCTGCTTCTAGTGCAGTAGTTTCTTCTGGTAAATTTTTTGGTAGATTAAAAAGTTCTTCTAGTTTGCGTGTCATAGTAACGGTATTTACCGTTTTTTGGTTCCTTGATGGAAAATGTCTGTTTCATTGACAACACGGAATCGTAAACCTTGTGCAGCACAAAATTTTTGCGCGGCTTGCCATTTTGCCATATTCAGTGCCACCGCTGCTTTATCTCTTGACGATCTGGCAGACTCCATTATAGTTTGGCTTGTAGGTTTAATTTCTATTACTTCACCGTGATGTTTTCCATTTTTGTCCTGATAAACAATCAAAAAATCTGGAACATATATTGTATTTTTACCAGTAAAAGGATTTCTATAATTCACATGAATCGCTTCACTGGCCCAATGCAATACTGAAGGATTTTTATCACAAAAATTCATAAAAGCGAATTCCCAACTTGATCTGTAAGTGGGTTGCTTACGGCCTACATATTTGGCAGGATTAATTATCTCATATTTGCCTTGGCTGTATTTGCTCATGATATAATTGATCTTTGCACAAATGGATTAGTTTTTGGCGTTGATTTAATTCCTAAAAAACTTGTGTTAACTCTGGTTCCATTAAGATAGATTACCAATCTGGCTGTTAATTCACCGGAAGGGAATTTTTGAAATTCACTTAATACATCTAACGGAGATTGCCTATTCGCTTTAGCAGTTTCAATGATAGTTTGTACCATTAATCTTGCACTTTCTTTATCTTCCATTTGTTGTTCAAAATAACTTAAAATGGAGTCATTGATATTTTGATCTAATTGGTCCGGTTGTTGAAAGTAATTATTAAAAAAATTTGTAGTCTTGTTCAGACCAGTTGAATTTAAATTGCTAGGTATTTGTTCCATTTAAACGCTGCCCCATCCATCATCAGTCTGAACACTGCCACCTATTGTAAAATCTGTTCCTGGTTCTTGATAATTCCAGACTTCGCCGTGCCCCGAATATACAGCATTTCCCGAACCATCAACTAAACCAACACCAGGTGAAGGGCCTTGTGCATTTATATCTGAATTGTTGCTAACCGAAAAATCAAATAATCCACGGTTATTAGTGCCTTTAACTCTCGATACTATTTCTCCTTCTGCATTTTCTGTTACTACAGTGCCATCTTTATATGTGGTTACTGCAAAAACTTCTCCGGAAATAGGATCAGTATCTTCAATAGTGCTTACAATATTATCGGTCGGTCTACTGGGATCATATCCTCCTGTTCCAGTCCAACTGCCAACAATAGATTTAATTTTTTCTCCCGCACCATCAAAAAATTGTGTAATATTTTTTGTTGCATCGTTTAGAATTGGAGTTGCCCCATTTTTCACTGCGGTTCCTACTATGCCCCCTACTGTAGTTGCAAATGCTGTATTGACAACTCTGCCTATTATAGTGTTGTTCAATCCTGTTTTTTGTAACGCCGAATATACTCCTGCTCCAGTAAGTGCTCCGACTCCTAAACCTAATCCTGTAGCAAGAGTACTATTTACATATCCGGTTGTTGCACCCCCCACTACTTGCGTTCTATTTCCTACTGTTTGTACTTGTAATCCACCTCTTGGTTGTGTTTGACCATTTGCTGCTAAGCTAGCAGTAGATTCGGGATTTATATTAATTTGTCGACTACGTGAATTATTTCCTGGTTGAATTCCTAATAGATTCCCGTCTGCATCTTCTGTTCTAACTGTACCATCGGCATAAGTTAGTAACACCGTCGGAGTCCCTTCAGAATCATACACAGTTTCAACATACCTTAAATTAGAACTTGGATCTGATGGGTCATATTTGCCCGTTGTGTTTCTTGATGTAAACTCGGATATTGGATTGCCTTGTTCATCTAGATAGTAAGACGTAGTAGTTCCCGTTTGAGTTTGTAAACTTCCTGAAACAAGAATTTTTCTACTAAAATCTGCTGCGGTGTCATATACTTTTGCTATAGGTTGCTGTAGTGCTCCAGCCAAAGATCCTGATGCAGTGGCCACACCTCTTGTTGCTGCTGCTGTAATGCTGGCGACGGAAATAGCAGTTCCTACCGGAGTTCCTATATTAAATCTCGATGCACCTCCCGATATTCCGCTAGAAGGCACTGTTGGTGGATTATACCCACTTCCTTGAATATAGGTATTAGATGAAGATGTAGGAAATACATATGAATTAGTGCCGTTTAGTACAGATCCTAATACACCTGCTCCTAATTGAGCCACAGTAGACCCTACTACATTTTTCAAATTTATATTTTTGACATTGTTATATGCTCTATACATAGATAACAGACTAGATATAACTCCTCCAGATCCATCAGATCCGTCGGGCTTCCTTAAATCTTTAGCAATGCCATCCAACGCCCCTAATATTCCACTATCGCTATAAATGTTTGTAGTGCTGGTGCTAATTGGACTACGAGTATTATCATAGTGTAACAAACTGAACCCGTCAACATTTACAGGGTTTATATATCCAGTAAAATACTTAACTGTTTCGAAAGCAATTGTCATTGTATTTTCTAGCAGACCTGTACTTTCTTTAGAGTCTAAATCTCCATGTTTCCATGCAGTAATTACAGGATTAATTAACATGTACTCTGTAAATCTTTTGTTATGTAAACTAAAAATTCTAATGTTAGAGAAAAAACTAGGTATAGACTGATTTCTAGGCATGAAGCCCCAACCGGTCAAAGATCTAAGATTATATCTATAAGCATTACGATATTGATCTATTGCATAATCACTATCTCTGAAGTAATAAGTGTAATAATCATTCCAGAAATTTGTTATTACATCTGCTGCATCATCGTGGAACACCATTTGTAAATTTTCATATGTCAAACCAGTTTGAAGAATGTTTTTTCTATTGTAGGCATTTACTGTTTTTGTATTAATTGCAAATTTAGGTAAATCAGTTTTCTTAACTAGCATCCCGGTTTCAAAAGATTGATACTTTTCTGCAAAACTAAGTATTGCACCAAGCCCTGACGATATAGGAGAAAGAGCCGGATCAAAATTAAAAATTACATAATATAAAAAACTTTGTTTAGGTGCTAATCTAAAATTATCTGCTAAAAATAATTTAGTCGCGTGTTGATAAGGATTTGTGTAAACCCCAGGTGTTAAAGATTTTAAACCAGCATTATAAAGAGCAGCCATAAAAATATTTATGTCATAAAAAAACCCACCGAAGTGGGTTTTTTGTTAAAAAGTAAATTTAACCTGTAACAGCAAAAGCAGGATTAAATTGAGTAATACCTGTTTGTCCAACTGAACCTCCAGTTGTTTGTAATGCATTATCGTATCTAATACTCATAGTTATTGTTACTGGATTATTTTCTGCATAACTTAATTCATTGTAGTTAACATCATTTAAGAAGCAACCATACAATTCCCATGTTTCCAGAACACCAGGATCAACTCCATCACCGTTATTACCATCTAACATCTGCACGATAGTGGTAAATTTATAATCAATGGCACTGCTGGCGCTGGCTTGCTCCATAAAATCGTATTGCTTTTGAAGTTGTTCGCCTACTAATCTAGTAACATTACCACCTGCATCGTCGCGCAACACACATTGCGTTGCTTGCCACTGAGGCCTGCCTGCTATATAAACTCTACTGTTGTAAACAGGAATTTCAATAGGTTCCATTTGAACTTGTGGTCTATTGAAAGATACTATTTGCTTTGTAAGTTCTGTAGTAGGTTGTGTTACTCCAAACTTGGTAAAGAAAACTCTAAATCTAAATTGCAGTTTGGGCATTAATAGGCCCTGGATTTTAGAACTTTGATTACCGCCTAAAGGGACTGTAAATCTTGTAAGTGATGCTGAACTTGCCATATTATGCTCCTGTTCCTACGGCTGAGGCCGATGCTAAGTTACCTGCTTGTATTTCTCCTGGATTTTTCAACCTAATAGGTATATAAATGAATTCCACATCCTTAGTGGGCTGTATAGCAACATCCAGATACAGTTCGTTTCTTGCTATTCTTTCTGGGGTATTATTTGAAGTATCGCAAACAGCAAGATAATCTGTAATACCTCTTTTTACTACAAGATCATTCAATAAACTATTCACAACAGTCAAAATTGAATTTCTTGTAATAGGATCGTTTGGTTCAAATATAAACGGTTGAGCCAGATTGTTTAACTGCAATCTTAAATAATTTACCAAACGAGACACATTGATTCTGTCCAAAGCACTTGGAGTAGAACTCAATGTTTTTTGACCATAAACTAACAAGCCGTTACTTGGTAAAAATGTTAGTGGATTAATCTTATTACTGTACAATACATCTCTAAGGCCTTGTGTAACACCAATTGAAATAAATTGACCAGAATCATTTAAGTATCCAATAGCATTTAAATTATCAATGAGACCTCTTCTGGTTCCTGCAGGTGCAAGCCATGGATAAGATAAATTATCACTCTTTAAGAACACACGTAGCACTGCATGACTAGCAGGAACTACTACAGCAGTGCCCGATAAATCATTGGTTTGACCATGTGGATAATACACTGCTACGTAAGGATTAACAGTTGCTAGTCCATCCTCACCTGTTGCTAGTGCGTCAACACTGTTCTGAGCCCATGCTTGTATTTCTGTTCCTGTTCCAATTAAACGTAAAGGTGTATCACCGATAATAAATGCAGTATTTTCTCTGTCTTCATTCAATGCAATCATGTTAGGAATTAGTTCAGGATATCCAGGACATGATATTAAGTTAAATTGGTTTGCATCTTCTCTTAATGCTGTACTACTGTCAATAGCCGATTTAAGTGCGGTTACTACAATATTTCTAGGCGCTTTTCTTCCAAAGTAAGGAACACCAGTTGTATCAAAACCACTTGAGGTCACCCAACAATCTGTTTGAGTCACTGCACTTAAATCCTCATCTGGGAAAGATTGAGAGTTAAAATAATTTACTCTGTATTCTTTTACATTATACCCGCTTGCTCTAGTATTCCAAAGCAACATGCCTCTTGGATATAGTGTTGGATCTGGGGCATCTACATCCACATAATTGCTTGTCAGCAACGAAACAATGCTAGGAATTGTATCTAATGCGGGATTAACATTGCCACTGGAAGCCCAACGTGCATCAGCAAATACAATGCCGTTCTGACCAGTAACATCGCTGTTGTCTATTAACACCCATCTGTTAATACCAGACACACTTTGCCATCTGTATAATTTTGGATAATTTTCTAAATCACTAGTATCTAACCATAAGTCTCCATATTCTAAACTAGTTAAATCATCTTGTTTAGTAGGAGCAGTAGTTGATAATATAGGACCATTATCATTAGTTACAGATAAGTTATATCCTCGTATATCACTTGTAAGTGTTTGATATCCAACCCATGCACTTCCATTGTTAATCATTATGTCTACTCTTGTGGGAGTATTGTAGTACCATAATGTGCCACTTTCAGGTGCTACGAATGGTGTGGTGCTCTTAGGTGTGTAGGTTACAACTTCTAATGGTTTCCAATTTGTAGCCACTATTGCAGTATCACCCACTGTAGGTGTTGCATAAATTCTAGAAGCAGAAGTATTTAAACCAACGTTTGCTAGTGGAGTTCCTGCGCCATCAATTAATAACATGTCACCGCCAAGCTCATGACGTAATGTCATCTTGTTAGAACTTGTAAGTTGTGCAGTTACGCTGGGAACGTTTGCTGCCGCAACTGCTTGGATAAATCCATCCACTGTAGCGGTAGTAATTGTAACAGTATAGGTTGTTTCTGTTGCTAAGGACGCATTGGCTCTAGTGGTAATTGTAAACGATGCACCGACATTGGCCGCGGCTGGTGCTGCATTTGCAGTAGCAATAGTTGCACCAGTGCTAGTTCTTTGCCACAAGTAATTTACTACGCTTAAATTACCATATGCTGCGTATTGGTTAAACACTGTACCTTGTGTAACATTTAAGCCTCCACCAGTTGGATCTAACCCATAAGTAGCAGCAAACACATTAGCATAGCCATTTACAGTTTTAGTAGACCATAGGTCTGTAGTGCTACTGTACTCTTTTACATCCATGCTCATTCCAGAACCTAGTGCTGTGGCTTTTTGCCATACACTGCCCGAAGGTTTGCCAACAAATGCATTACCTTGCCATTCAGGCACTTGATTAGATGGTTGAATAGCAACTGCAGGTGCAGGATAAACTCCAACTGTAATTCCTAAAGTTGTTAGTGCAGTGCCCGAAGAGTTTTGTACATTACAAGCACTGCCAACTGCTGCAGAGTTAGCATATAATGCCAATTGATTATTAACCACTCTTGCTAAAATACCTGCTACACCTGCACTGTTAATTGTACTTGCTACTGTTGTAACATTGGCGCTACCTGCTAAAATGACAGAAGTTCCATTAATAAGTATTGTTCCACCTGATGGTAAAACTGGATTTGTAGCAGACCCTACCACTGCAGGTCTACTGCTTTGCCAGCCTGGACTTCCTATTAGGTGCCATGTATTATCATATCTCTTGTAGAATACAGGATTATAAGGATTGTATGCATTTACTACATAGTCCCCTATAGATCCGTAATTAACATTGGGAGTAAAATCATCAGTTGCTAAATTATCAGTAGAAGTAATAACATTTGGACTTCTGCGTACCCAATCTTGTGTAGTAGCATTCCATTCGTTTATTCCCCATACGCTGGTCGAAGTGTCTAACCATAAATTACCATTACTAGGATCTGCCAATGGGCGACTTGTAGATCCCCCCAATGAGGCTAAATCAACATTTGCACGTTGAACATAAATTGTGTTGCTTACACCTAATGCACTATAAGCAGCCAATAAACCATATTCATTCTGCTCATCACCGTTAATAGGAGCACCGCCGGCAGTTGTTTGGAATACCGGTGTTCCAAACGTAGTTACCAAATCACGTTGACTTGTAATTGTGTAGATTTTTTCTGCATTTTCTGGCAGTGTGCCAGCAGCATAACCTGTACCACCGGGTGCAACTTTATTAGTGGCAGTTGCTACTAAGACATAAGCAACAGATCCTAGAGCACTTGGAGCATAATTACTCTGATCTATTACTGTTACTTGTACGCCTGGAGAAACTAAAGCCATAATCTTTTCCTCTGAATTATTAAAGATATTTATCGATTATGGATAAAAAATGCCTATATGCAGTGCCTTTCGAAAGGTTAAATACTTCATGCGTCCGATTTGTTCAACCTGCAATCAAAATGTAGTTGCAATCAATTACATCAGCAATAACAAAACTCGATATAGGAAATTATGCAACAGTTGTTTAAAAAAAGGCAAGAAAGTTAAATCATCTGTACCAGCATGGTTCAAAGCAGGTTATAGGAAAAAAAATATTTGTGACAAATGCGGTTATCGCACTAACTACCCCGAAAAGCAAATGTCAGTATTTTATATAGATGGTAATTTAAGAAATAATTCAACTGTGAATTTACGATCTATATGTTTAAATTGCAGAATAGAATTAGCGTACTCTAGAACACCGTGGAAAGAAAGTCCAATTACACCAGATTTTTAAGTGCACTATACAAATCTTCAATACTGCCATTATTTTCAATAATAGCATCAAAATCCGTAGTTGCCCAACTGTATTCACTGGCATGTATTTCAGGCCAATCTAACTTCATGCATTCGGGATGTAATCTTGCAGTATTAAACCATTCGGGATCTGGTCCCCTAACAATTCTAACAACTCTGCCGCCTGCCCTTCTTATTGCAATAATTTCGTTAGGGAATCGACAATCACTAATTACAATATTGTCTTCTGACTTTCTTAGTTTGTTTTCTAGACTAGCGATCCAAATATCATCATGAAAACCTTGACGGCATACTTCTGTGCCCCAAAGTTGTAAAATTAATCTCGGAGTTAATGCTGGAATGTTTAACCTCTCACTCCACCATGGATCTATTTCTTCGCGCCACTCACGGGCATGTTTAGTTCTGCCTTCTAGCAACTCCCTGTCCCATCCAAATACTGACGCCACCGCATCTTTTAGTGTAGCAGCAAAACTGTCTCTTTTAAATCCATGGAAGTTAACAAGATAATCAGCCGCGGTATCTTTACCCGCACCAATCAAGCCACAAATACCTATAATCATAATATAAACTCCGTTGGCTTATATTACATTATCCTATGACCCATGTCAATGGTTGTGATCCATCAACATAATTTTTCAAATCTTCTTCTAATTTTTCCATTTCGGCTTGTGCTTCCTGTAGTAAAGCCGCACCATTTAGTTGTGTACCAGATTGAGGACCAGCAATACTGGCAAATTTTCCACGTGCTTGTCCTAATATACTTTTACAAAATGCCAAAGCATATTCTTGCAACCATGGGTAAACTTGCGGATCGCTTAAAAGCATACTGTCTGGTTTGTAGTTGAAAATCCAAAGTAGAACACTTTCAGTATTGTTTAATCCATCTACTTCAGGACTCCAAATTTGAGTTTGACTCAAATTAAATCCTGTGACAGAATTGGCTCCCAAAGCCTGTGTTGCTTGAACAGTAATTACTGTATTTGTATTATTGACCGAAACTACCGTATATTGGCCGCTATAACCGCTTACAGGACAATTTTGTATATATAAACTGTTACCTGCTGCCAAAGTGACTGGTTGTCCTAACGTAATTGTAATAGTGCTACCAGTAACTGTGCCTGTAGCAACTAAAGAATTTAAAGTAAAATAAGTATGCCCGTACTCAGGCATTTTACGTACTAACGTTAATTTTTTCGTAACTCTATTCCAAGTATAATTCATATACCCACCAAACATGGTCATGGCCAATTCTTGGTATTGAGTAAATAGTTCATAGTTCAGTAGTCCACCTACACGACCTGCCACTAACATGTAAGTGTTTAGATATCCACTTGCAAAGGGTTCAAATTGACTTGCAGTGGTGCCAGTTGTGCTGCCAATACCTCTTCTGAAAATCTGTCTGACTTCCATGATATAATTAGGAAGTATGTATTCCTGAACCTCAGGTAAAAGATCTAAAAATGCGTAACTTTCCTCAACTGCGTTTTGTGCCTTTTGTCTATATTTTGTTAGTGCTTGTTTTATGGCTAGTTCGTAATGTTCTTTATCTAATTCAATGTCAACTATTTGATCACCTAAACGTAATCTAATATAGTCAATCATTTCATTACGAAGTTGATTTAGAGTTTGGATGTTACCAGCCGCTGCGATGGCACTAGATTGACTAATAGGGCCGGGACCGCCTAAGTTATAGGTTCTTAAAGAAAGATCATTTTGTAAATTGGGCTGAATAACAACGTTAGCAGTAGTCATAAAAAAGTCCTGTTAACCATATTTAGCCAACAGGACGATGTTTATTCGACCTTTAAAAGCACGATATCTGCACTGATCCTGCCGTTCAATTTTGTCTCTGTTGCTTTGATATCATCCATAAATTTTCTCAGCACTACTTTACCTGCTTTGGAAAATTCTTTCAATTTTTCTGCGGGTTTTCGCAAAGTTTTAGAAACACTTTTGTCGGAATCAAAGTTTTCAATACTAGTTCCTTTTACCGCTAATTGACTATGGGCTGCTGCAACATACTTACCCAACTTCCTTGTTTTAGTATTATAGACCCATAGTGCAGTTGCACCGATAATTTCAGCAGGATTTATACTGACCAATTTTAATTCTTTGAAATCTTTTGCATAT